ACCGGAGTCGTGCAGCCGTTAACCCCGGCCGCGGCGGGTCAACTGCTCAAGTCGGGCGGCACCGGGGCCGTGGCGGCCTGGACGACTAATCCCAGCGTCGCGACGCTCACCCTTTCGACGCCGCTGGTCGTGGGCAGCGGGGGGACTGGCCTCAGTGCGGCGGGTACGAGCGGGAACGTCCTCACGTCAAATGGCTCTGCGTGGACATCGGCTGTCCCCGGCGGCAATGATTTTCTCCAAATTGAAGTGATGGTGGACTAACTAATGGCAAACGCGACAGCGATGATCCCGTTCAGCGGCAGCACGCAAGGGCAAGGTGTCAAGGTGGTCGCGACATCGACGGCTGGGACACTGATCCACACGACCGGCACCAGCGCCACGATTATCGACCGTTTGTCGATCTGGGCCTACAACGGGCACTCGGCGGATGTCGCGTTGACGATTGAGTTCGGCGGGGCCACGGTGCCTGACCAAAATATCGTGCAGACAATTACGACCAAGACAGGGCTCACGTTAGTCGTTGATGGCCTGATTTTGCTGGGGAATGGATCGGCAGCCCTGACGGTCAAAGGCTTCGCCGCAACAGGGAACGTGATCGTCCTATCGGGCTACGTGATGCGGGTGACCCCATGAAGTCCGGGATAAGCGCGAGTCAACTTTGGACGCAACAGCCCGTCGGGTCGAGGCTCGTTGAAGTCCAAACCAAGACGGGATTCAGCCTGACAGCGGGGTCGTACAGTGTCCTGCCTAGCAATCAGCAAAGAGGCTCGGCAGGCACGGTCGGCAATCTGAATACTGATGTGACCATTTCAAGCGTGACCATGAACAGGGCGAACGCGTATTGGAGTGGCACGACCGGATTCGACAGTAGCGCAACCTCGGGGGCGATCTGGCATCGGGTTGAACTCCAGGCTGCGACTAATGTGCGTCTGATTAAGGGCACGACGGCTAATTACACGGCGACCTGTGCGTTTGCACTGACAGAGTTTATTGCCTGATGCGGTGTATACGACGACACTTGACGTTTTTTCGTGCCGAAGACGGACAATGGCTCGGAGAGTGGCAGGGAGAGGTGCCTGCGCCTCCGATCAACGTGTTATCGCTCGTGGGCGACCAGCGCACGCTCGCGTTAAATGCGTGGCTTCATGAGACGCAACGGGTTATTACGCCGAATGGATCGCCGTATCAGATGATTGACGAGGCATGGGATCGGGATGCCTGGGACGACTGCCCAGAGCATGGTGCCGTCTGCGTCGATACCACGCACTTTCGATGGCCGGTAGGCGATCACTGTTTCCATCAATGGAACACGATTGACCAGGGGATTGAATACCCCGATTCGCGGCACTATCTCCAAATCGACACTCATCGTCGCGTGATCGAAGCAAACCAGACAAGCTCTCGTCCGGTGCGTTCGTCGTTGACGCAACCGGACACGATGGTTCTTGATGTCACGGGCTCGGGACTAGAGCAGTTTCACGGCAGTTTGCTTGGGCCGCTGGACCGTCAAGGTGAGCGTCGATGGGTGCTGCGAGATGCGCCTCCACATTTATCCGATGGCATCCAGCATGAGCTGGACGCTCACGGCACGACCGTAGATCGTGCACTAGGACATCAGAATGCTGATTGCTGAAACTCAGACCGCGAACCTTACCTGCTATGCCATCTGGAGCGGCGGGGCCGACGAAATGCCGATCCCGCCGGATGCGTCCTACACGTTTATCAATATCACCGGTGAAGATGTCCAGATCGGCGACGTGTATGACCCTGGGACCCAAACGTGGTCCACGCCCTGACATGGACGAGATCAGCGTGGCGATGGCGGTGCTGCTCCCTGGCGCCGCAGGGGTGGCCTGGCTCGTCACGCTCCACCAGCGCGTGCGGGCGCATTCCGAGCAGCTACTGGAAGTGAAAGCGGACCTGCGATATATCCGCGAGCGCATTGACCGGGCCGTCCACGACTAATGGCCCAGGTGGTTTGCAAGCCGGCGGTGCGCTTCCAGGGGTTTACCCGTGGTCTCATTCGCATTCTCGTCGCGGTGCAACGGGTAGCCGAGCGCACACGCATGGCCCAGGTGGTCATCACCTCGGCCAACGACGGCAAGCACTCACAGCGCCCGCGCAGTCGCCACTACACTAACGAGGCCCTGGACATCCGGTCGCGTAACTTTCAGACGGCCGCGGCGCGGGACCGCTTCCTCGCGCGGCTCCGCGAGGAACTCGGCAGCCGGTTTTACGTGGCGTATGAAGGACACGGCAAGCCGAGTGCACACATCCATGTCCAGCCCAGGCGCGGGACGGTGTGGCGAGGCGGGCTCTGCGGGGCGCGGCGGGAGCCACTGGCATGACACCGTGGCGGGCATGGAAACTCTACCGGGCGACGCGGCGTCTGCTCGGGATCATCAAGGAGGCGAGCGTGAGTAAAAGTATCCTCAAGAGCAAGATATTCTGGGTGAATGTCCTAAGCGCCGCGGCCGAGCTGGCGGGCATCATTCCGTTGCCGGCCGGCACCACGGTCATCGTGGTCAACATCTTGAACATCGCGCTGCGCTTCGTGACGACCGGGCCCACGCACCTAGTGAGCCCGGCCGAGTAAAGACGAAGGCCGAGGGAGGGGGCCGGGCGAGTCCCCGCCCCCCTCCACTGGTTAGGCCGTCTTCTTGCCCCGCATGAATCCCGGCTGGATACCAGCAGCCTTGTCAGCGGCAGCCCGTGCCTTTCCGGCGAGGCTGCGAGCTTTCCTAGCCCTTTCATCTGCAGCGACCTGCATGGCGTTGCTCTGCCGCGCGATCACTCTGGTCACCTTCGCAGGCAGATGGATGCGCGTTAATCCCTCCGAGCCCGTGATCTGAATGAAGAGGCTGTCCTCCATCTCCGGCGGCCTGAACGTCTGGACAATATAGCTCCTGACGCCCCCGATGCCCATCGTGTCGCCTGCGGTGATGGTGCTTGGCCGAGTGTGGGGAAACCCGTCCATTTGACCGTACGCCCGATCATAGGCGTCCGGCTGCGATGTGCTGAAGTGCGGGGGCTGTTCCTTGTAGTTGCTCATCCTCTTCCTCCCTGGATAGGGCTACCAAGTTGTAGCCCAACTATTATCTCATGCGTTTTTTTCTCAATGTTTTAGGTGGTTTCAGGGGTGAATGAGCGGTTTCGCTCGGGGGAGGACAGCCGTCAAAACGACAGACATGACGCGATGTCCTGAATTGGCCCCAGGCGGGGACGATTTGCTAAGGATTTAGTGCGAAAAGAAAAAGCTTGACAGGGTTTTAGGGGTGTTTTCGAGGGGCCAGGTTTTCGCGCAGACCTGGCAAAACCAGTGCCCTCCGACGCGCTCGATGAGCCGGTCTTCGTGGCAGTGTGGGCAGCTCATTCGTCGGTGACGTGAGGCCACGGCTCCGGTGTGACCCCCGGCACCGTGATCTCGCGATCCGCCGCTGCCCGGCGTAGTCGGAACACTCCACGCAGGTCGGGGTTCCGCCGCATGATGAGCCGAGCGAAGAACGGACGCCACCGATTGCTGAGCTTGAAGTCGTCATCGCCTTTCGTATCGATGCTCGTGTACCACCGCGCTCGGGCGTGGACGAAGTCTATACCGATGTGCGCGTGACCCGCCTCAAACGCCTGCCGCGTGAACCGCTCCAGTACGGCGAGGACGTGCGGATTCGCATCGTTGTATTTCTCGAACGCCGTCTGCTCTCCAAACGGTAGCCGCGGGGTAGTCGTAGAATCGCTCACTGGTCCTCCTCTGGTGCCTGTGCGGTGCGCCGCGCCCAGTCCCGCCGCCATGCCGCCGACATCCGCACCTGCCGCTGGTCAGCCCACCACGCCCGGAGCCGCTGCCACCAGTTTCTCACCAGTTAAACTTGCTGATCGGACAGTGTGGCCGTGCGGGCGTCTGCCCTGTGTGTGCCGCGGTAGACTGTGCCGCAGCCTGCGCCGTAAACCCGGCGCGGGGCTGGTCGAGCCACCAGCTACGGGATGCCGGCGCAGGCTTCACGAGCGGCCGCCACCCCCCGAAGTCATATGACGCCGACCGCGCCTTACCCTTCCGCATGCACATGGTGATAGTGTCCAGCCACCTGCCAGAGCACTCGATACTTAAAGTGACGCAGATGCGTGGCGAGGCCGTCCAAGTCGGACGAGTGAAAGTCCAGCGCCCGGTCAGCGTAGTGCAGACTATTGTTGACGTGATCATGGTCATTGGCCGAGACAACCCGCAAACTATTGCCCGTGCGTGTGGCCCATGCGGCCGCCGTGTGAAACATCGGATGGAGGCGGGGGGCCATCGTTACGGGGAGCCGAAGCCCTCGAATACCGACCTCGGCT